AAGCAATAATTTATCAACTGGTTTAGACGAACCAGTAAAACCAAAATTTACACGCTCCGCAAAGGGCAAACCTTGTTAATTTTTATGGGATTTTGTCCCATTTTAAATCTTCAAGGGTGTAAATATAGTAATTACGAGTTCAGCAAATTATGATTCATCATTTTATTTATATTTGATAAATTTATCTTTTAGTGATATAATAAATTACCCTATAAGTATCCAGTTACCAAATATAGAAACAGCATTAAATTATTGTGAAAATAATGACAATATAGAATCAGTTTTTATAATAGGTGGGGAACAAATATACAACACTTGTTTTACAAATTCGTATTTATTCAAAAAATGTCTCAAAATATATTGGACAATTATCCCTGGAATATTCGACTGTGACCGTTTTTTTCATCCCCCATTTAACTCTATTGAAGAATTTACACCCGATATATCAAACGAAGGTGTTGAAACAAGTTCAAAGCGTGTTGTATTTATTCGGAATTAGTTTTATTTATTTTATAAATATTCAAAATTAAAAATTGGGTTGATCTGTGAAAATATTTGTGGTTGAAGATAAAAGATTCTCACCGCTTACTAGAGACGACGATTGTATTTTAGTATCTGTTATAACATTAAAGAATTCTTGTATGTTATCGCTAAAATTGAAATAAATATAACTTGCTGTCAAAGAAGATATAAAAATAATCAGAGCATCACGAAATAATATTTTCAACGGTTTAATATCTTTATCAATAAATTTCATTTCTACAAGTTTACTAATACAAAAAAAAACCGTTGTTATAACTGGGATTATCAAAATATTCTTTGAATTGAAAGACATTTAATTATATAATCTATAAAAAAATAATTATATAATACAAACGGGGTTGAAAAGAAATATAGGAATATGTTTTTGTATAATCCACTAAACAATTTCTTCTACATCTAATAATGGAATGGAATCTGTTACCGAGTTATTTTTATCTATTTGGTTGATATCAAAAATATCTATATTTCCTAAATCTACATTATCATCATGTATTTTTATTTTATCATCGATTTCTACATCTTCTTCTTCTTCTTCTAATTTACGTTTAATTGAATTAGACATACTTATTTCTTCTAACCGTTCCAAATTCTTGGGTGCTATTTTTTGACTTTCAATTCCTTTTTCATCTATTGTAAAATCTATATCATTAAACTTCAGTGTTGTAGTAGGTTCTTCTTTATCATCTATATCTTTGATTATAGGAATAACAGGTGGTGGGGGAGACTCATCTGTTGTAGTGGTCTCGGATACTTTTTTACTATTATCTGTATTCAAACCTTTTTCATTCCGAATACTATCATTTTCTTCAGTATTATTAATGACAGGTTCTTCTAAATTTTCTATTATAATTTCTTCTTCATGTTCAACCGATTCATCTAAATAAGCACGAACAATTTGTTCGGTAGGAATACTTTCCCGAATCGTTATTAATATACATTCACGAATAATATTTTCTATTTCACGATTATTTTTTTGTGTTTGGAGCGGCGAAATACCCGACCCATGCTCAAATAAATAAATATTTGTATAAATTTTTCGTGCTACATGTATATAAACGGTATGAATGAAATTATCTAATTTTGGTATTGATATATCTATTTTTTTTTGTTTATTTCCAACACGAACACATGTAAGAACTTTCAATTGAATAATATGAACACAAGTTATCAAATCATTTATATAGTTACAACCACTTTTATTAATTATTCGTTGTACTTCTTCATTGATAATAACAGAATTCCATTGTGGAATTTTTGAGAGTAGATTTTGAAATGTCATTAAATATTTAACAGGTTCATTGTTTTCAATACACATTTTATATGCTTCATTAAAAATAGATTTTACACCCTCATTTATGTGCGGAATTAATATATAAACCAATCGTTCACACCACTCATTACGTGAATCACTAAGTGTTGGTATTAAATAGTCATCCATTTTTTCTAAATATGAAATTTAAATATATATTTTATAGTTCATTCAAACGGATCATTCACACTAAACAATTAGTATAAAATGTAATATTTAAGAAAATAAAAACCATAAATATAGGATAAAATTGTCTAAATCATTTTTCAAATTATTGCTCATTTATAAATGAACTCCACTTATATAATTTTTTTAACAATATTATAAATATATAGTTTTATTATATATCACAAGTATGAATAATGGAAGAGACATACCAGTTGCTTTAAAATACCTTGAACCTAATAGACAATACCTTCAACCACAATACTTTCAACAAGTTGATTACACAGTTGACGGTGATTTTATAAATTCATTTCGTTATTATAATGGTTTATCGGTTGAGGATAATGGTTTATCGGTTGAGGATAATGGTTTATCGGTTGAGGATAATGGTTTATCGGTTGAGGAAAAAGAACTAATTACACATTATAAAAGAGAAACTGAACCTGAAGATTGGCGTGATTATCCTTCAAAAATTAGCTATAACATTGTTAACTATATTTTACAAAAGGTTTGGTCTGGACATCCAATAGATAAACCAGAGTTATTGAATGAAATGAGCGTGGAAGAATGTGTAAGTCAAATTGAAAATTCTATAAATTTATGTTCAATTTTGAAGAAATTTCCAATAACGAGACAACCACATTATATTTATAGAGGAGGGGGGTTAAGTTCTTTTACTAAAATATTAAACAAAACATTAAAGACAATAAATGATCAGATTACAATATATAGTTTTCTTTCAACAAGTGCTAACATAAATGTTGCTATAAATTTTGCTGTCGATTATTTATTGTGTATAAAAATAAATAGTGGTGTTCCTTTGCCATTTGTTTCAGATATACTAACTTTAAATTATAATACACACGCATCTCAAACTACTGAATCATCAGAATCTGAGGTTTTACTTCCGTATGGTTGTACTTTTAAGTTATTAGATAAAATACATAATAATATAGGTAGTAAACATCTAGATATATATGTAGTTGAATTAACAAATTTTGGTAGAATAGAAACGAGACATTTTGAAAAACGTTTGATAGGTTTAACAAGAGAATTATTAGAAATAAAGAATAAAAATGAACATAAAAAAAGTAAAGAAACTAAAGAAACTAAAGAAACTAAACATAGAAAAAGTAAAAAAAGTTCTAAAAGTTCTAAAGGAGGAAACAAAAATAAAAAAATTAAAAAAATTAAAAAAACTAAAAAAACTAAAAAAACTTACTCATAATCTGTATTTTATATATTCACTGATATAATGTATTATATCTTTATAACAACACTATAGTTATGAGTGTAACTATTTAATTTATAAATACAGAATAATATTACAATTTTTATTATGAAAAATGTGATATATAAAATATTCTAAATATTTTTAATCGCCATCGAATAAGGAACAAACGCATAACCAGAATTAGCAAAAAATGACTCATATTTTTTCAAATTTGTATCTAAAATATATAATCTCACAGCAACAAATTGTGTTCCATATTCAGTAATAAAAGATTCTAATACTGGATTTTCCGCTTTAGAACTAACATCTGGATAAGATATTTTTAAAACAGTCAAATCCGTTGTTCCATCTGTTGAATTTATATTTGGCGGAGTAGTGGTTTGTTTTAATAAGTTATCATATGTTACTAATCGCAAATTATTACTCCCCCCTTCTAAATTGATATACTTTGATAAATTATAACACGGGGTTGATGGATTTGAAGCAACCGGACAAACCGGGTAAGAATCATAATTAGGCGCTACTGTTGTATCTACAATCAATACTATTTTACCTAATATATCACTCATTTTCGTATTCAAATCAACCGTTCCTTTATATAATTTGTTATTCATATTATTATCTATTGCCTTCGCTACTAATTCATATAATTGTGTATTAGTACTTTTTATTCTTAAATTGATAAATAACGGATCAGATGTATTTGGGGTAGGAGCAGTAAATGCGTTATTTATTATATTATAAAAAACTTGACCCAATCCAAGAGTATTAGACGATGATATAACATTACTATTCGGATTTCCACAATACCCTACACATGGTAACCCATCAACCAAATATACTTCAAAATCTAAAAACCTATATCCCCTCGATAGAGCATATGATATAGCATCTAATGACATAGAAGAACCAATATATGCGGTATTATATGAGGACTTAATTACATAATCTTTCAATGTAAGATTTGGATTTTCCGTAATATTTATATTTTTAGTTTGTGGTCCAGAATCATTAATTTTCATAAAATTTATATTATTTTTATTGTCGTATCCTTCTCTGGTATTCAATACATTCATTTGGTATTCATATATTTTTTTTTGAGTATTCAAAAATCGAATGAGTAAATAACTAACAATAATAATAATGAATACAACACATATTTTTTTTTGCCAACTCAATGAATTCATATAATATATGTTTATATAAAGAATAATTTTAACTAATAAATATGGCTGGTGGATTATTTAATTTAGTAAGTGTTGGAAATGCTAATATTTTTTTGACTGGGAATCCAACAAAAACATTTTTTAAAATAGCTTATTCTAAATATACTAATTTTGGTCTTCAAAAATTCCGTTTAGATTATGAAGGAAGTCGCGATTTACGTTTGACCGATGATTCTGTATTTCAATTCAAAATAAAAAGATATGCGGATTTATTGATGGACACATATTTGGTTGTCAATTTACCAGATATATGGAGTCCTATATATCATCCTTGCTACAACACAGGTAATGAGTGGGCACCATATGAATTCAAATGGGTCAAAGACATTGGTATTCAAATGATACGCACAATTGAAATAAACTGTGGTTCAGTTCTTATTCAACGTTATAGTGGAGAATATTTACTAGCAATGATGGAGCGTGATTTTACAGCAGATAAAAAAAAATTATTTAATCGTATGTCTGGTAATATAGAAGAGTTAAACGACCCTGCGAATGCGTTTGGACGTATAAATGTATACCCTTCTGCCTATTATACGAGTAACACAAACGGTGCTGAACCTTCGATTCGCGGTAAAACATTATATATTCCAATTAATACATGGTTTTCTTTGAATAATCATTGTGCTTTCCCACTTATATGTCTCCAATATAATGAGTTGACAATTACAGTAACACTTCGTCCAATTCAGGAATTGTTCCAAGTACGTGACGTATTTGACCAAACATACAACCATCCTTATGTACAACCAGATTTTACACAAGAACAGTTTCAAATGTATCGTTTTTTACAAACTCCGCCTTCAATCCGTATAGATTCGACAGCATATACAAATACATTGAAAACATGGAATGCGGATATACACTTATTATCCACTTATTGTTTTCTTTCAAATGAAGAATCACGAAAATTCGCTATGGAAGATCAAGTATATTTAGTAAAAGATGTATACCAATATTTCTTTGAAAATGTTGCGGGAAATTCTAAAGTGCGTCTATTCAATTCGGCATCGATGGTTAGTAATTGGATTTTTTTCTTTCAAAGAAATGATGTAAATATGAGAAACGAATGGTCTAATTATACGAACTGGCCATATGGTTCATTGCCTTCAAATTTAATTTTACCAGATACAACATTACCAAATAATATAAATGAAGGAGTTACTGATCCAAATAATATCATAGTATACAGTCCAAATTCAAATAAAAGTGGAAATAATACGGGGATATTTATTACTGGTAATTTTTCACCTTATAACCAAAAAGAAATATTGAATACATTAGGAATTGTATTAGAAGGTGAATATCGTGAAAATATTATAGATAGGGGAATATACGACTATGTAGAAAAATATGTACGAACAAATGGATTCGCAAGAGAAGGTATATATTGTTATAACTTTTGTTTAAATACATCTCCATTCACTTATCAGCCTTCGGGTGCTATAAATATGAGTAAATTTAAAAATATTGAATTAGAATTTACAACATATGTTCCACAAATAGATCCATCTGGTGCTAATTTTAGTGTTGTTTGTGATACTATTGGTAACCCAGTATCTGTCAGTTCAAAACAGGCATGGCAATTATATCAATATAATTATAATATGACTATATTTGAAGAACGATATAATATTCTTTCTTTTATGAGTGGTAACTGTGGTATGATGTGGTCAAGATAATATTGGTTATATATATATGTGTTGGAGTGCTGAAGTATCATTAAAAACATTTTTATTTTCAGGGTCTGTTTTTATATTAGCATTTATTTTACATATTTTTAAAGTAAAAATACTCATTCTTTATTTTTATTTTATTTTAATGCAACTAATAGAATTTTTTCTTTGGAGAAATTTGAATGATAAAGAATGGAATCATTTATTTTCTTATATGGCATTTTTACTATTAACAATACATCCATTAGCTTTCACTTTGATAGTGAGTGATAGTAATATTCAAATGTATTTTATATTTCTATATATATTTTTCTTATCTTTTACATTATATATTCATGAAACTGAAAAAATAGATTATTCCGTTTCTGTAGCAAAAAATGGACATTTATCTTGGTTATGGGTTAAAAAATATTGGAAATCTTATTTTGTTTATATTTTATTTTTCTTTGTGTTATTGATTGAGAAATTTTATATTACATTTATTATTATATTGGCAACATATATTTATAGTATGGTAAGTTACTATAATGAAGGAACATTTTCTTCGATGTGGTGTTGGAGTTCAAATATATTAGGTATTTTGATTCTTATGCGTATCATATATACTATATATAATATGAAATGATAAGTGTGAAACATAAAGATTAAGTATATAAATATTATATTATTTGAATTCATAATGAACGAAGAAAATAATGTATTAACTATTAAAACAGTACAAATACAACCTATAAGAAATGTCTTTACCGCAATAAAAGATATTTTGGCAGATAGCACTATTACATTTACCAAAGAAGGTTTGAAAATAATTAATTTTGATAAAACACATACTATTTTAGTAAATGTATTTTTAGAAGCTAGTAAATTTGAACATTATGTATGTAAGCCGGATAAGATTGTAATTTGTGCTAACACTCTTCATCTTTTCCGTGTAATTAGCACTATTTCAAATGATGATACATTGACTATTTATATAGAAAATTCCGATTACCATGAAGGAGTAGTGAGTAATATTGGATTTCAGTATGATAATGGTGATATTCGTCAATGTTATAGTCAAAAATTACGGCTTATTGAACCCGACTTAGAAGAATTAGTAATCCCAGATGTGGTATATACAACTGTTATTAATCTTCCGAGCACTGATTTTCAAAAAATTATTCGTGACTTGAATTGTATAAGTGATCGTATTGAAATACGTAGTATTGGAAAAGACCTTATATTCACTGCGGAGGGTTCATTTGCCAATTTGAAAATATATCGTTCAGCACAAGATGGATATATGGAGTTTATTAAAAATCCTAGTGATTCTTCAACGGTTATTCAAGGGCTTTTTAGTTTGAAATCTCTTTCACAGTTTATCAAATGTACACCCTTATGTAATATGATAGAATTATATATAGATAATAATTTACCACTCATTGTTTCATATGATGTGGCAAGTTTGGGTATTATAAGATTAGTTTTGGCAAATTTACCACCGATTTAATTATTATTATTTTTTCAATCATATATTCGAAACTAAATATTGTAATAACTATTTACAACTTTATACAGTGACATATTAAGTAATAAAATCAAACCAGAATTGAAAATCATTAAATAGGTATAAAATGTTTCATATTATATCATGTTATAGATAATACGAAACTAATATACAAATAGTCTATTTATTGAAAATATTATAGTGGTTCGATTTTATATTCAAACTTATTATTAGCACCCATTTTCTTTACTAATATACCTATTAAAGACAATTCTTTATTTCTACCTTCTCCAATTTCTTCATAGATTTCATTTGTTTCTATATTCATTTTATATTGTTTACCTTTTATAGTAACTTTAATCAAACGTGTTTCTTTTTCTTTGACATTATGTTCCATTCTTTCACCAATATCTTGTTGAATTGTTGGAAATGAACCAAAATTATTTGATTTTACAATACCATAACCATCATAACATTTAAGGTTTTCTTCCATATGAGATTTTGTATACAATCGACAATCGATTGCTGTTTCTTTTACTGCTTTCAATATTTGTGTATTGATTCTATTTTTAATAATTGATATTTCTAATAATGATTCATCTGTCGTTAATTTTATATTCGGGTCCAGTCTACTATTTTCTTTCAATCCTACATTGTAGTCTGCTTTAACAATTTCTAACTGTGATTTTTTTTCACCTCCAATAGAATTCTCATCTTCTATTGTTTTTTCTTCATTAAATACGGAAATATACATATATACTTTCACTGTTCGGTATTCTTCTGGTAACGACGCATGAGAACATATACGACTTGCTCTACCAATAATTTGTTCTACACGTGTTAAATTCCAATATGGTTCTATAATATGAACAAATCTTGTATTTCGTAAGTTAATTCCCTCACTACCACTAGCCGTAATCATAAATAAACGTATTACTTCACCAAACAAATTATTGACATATCCGGCATTCTGTCGTAAAATATTTGAAATAGATGAAGGAACTAAATCCCAATCACCATTATAAATATTACGAATAATTTCTTTTTCTTCGATTGTTTCTGTTCCTGTATATAAGACGAAACGTTTATATGTTGCTAAATTCGAAAAATCACCTACTATTTCCCAATCACCACCAGAAAAAGTGGTTTTTCGTATTTTGAATTCTTCATATCCATTATTAAGAAGTGCTAGACGTAAGACACCAATACCTTCTATCGTTCGGAATCCACTATATAGTAAATGACACCCTTTTGTTTCGATATTTTCATTTTCATTTTCGTTTTCTAATCCATAATCAAAAATATTCAAAAATTCAACAAATTTAGGACTATATCTAGTCATAGTGTCTTTCCCCAAATATTCGGGTGTATTGATTTGTTTAAGTGCTCTTTCGATTTCTATTAAATATGCCTTCTTTAAATTTGGTTTAATTCCTTGTAGTTCTTCGTCATCATCTTCTTCTTCTTCAGGATTTTCTTCTAGAGGATTTTCTTGTTTTTTTTCTTCATTCTCAATATCCGTTTCTTTTATAGGGTGAGGTCTTCCTGGTGGTCTTGGAAAGGCAAAATTACAAACTTCACGTGAATAAACTCTATATGTACTATTTTCATTAAATAATTCACCACTTTTTGCGTTCTTTTCTTTTTGTATGAGTGCTTGTTTTTCTTGTAAAATTTCCATATCACGAACAGTCATATATTGTTTAAATTGATAGTCACTCATTGGACAATAAACTATATGAAATACACTTGACATTTCTGTCTTTTTACCATTCAACAAAGATACTTGAGTAGAGGGTATAAAACGCGGAAGAAGTCGTTCTTGAGAACTTCGAAAATATGATGTTAACCCTAATATTCGTCGTTTAAATACATCTTCATTTTTTATTTTTTTTTCTACCATATCAATAAATGTATTAAAAAACTCGTCTTCATTGTCGGGTAGACATTTATTATTTGTTATCGTTATATTATTTGGTGTAACATATAACCCATTATTAGATAAAATATTAATTACCATTCTTTCAAAAGCATCATCTGAAATATTACCTTGTCCGTCAAGTTCATCATCCAAATATACACCATTATATTCGTCTTCAACACCACCACCACTTATAAAAGAAGGCGTAGGTAAAGGTGGTGGGACTTCTACTATTGTAGATTTTTTTTTCTTATATGTTGTATTTTTTGGTTGAATAATAGGATTCTCACTTGGGTTATGTGTTGCTATAGGTGCGCCTGTATTTTGTGTTTCTATATTCAATGGAACTTTTTTAGTTTTATTAATAACTGTTTTTTTCGAGTTAATGAATCCAAAAGGATTTCTCGTAATTGTCAGTTTATTACCACTATATTCTACATAGTCATATATTCTTAGACCACTTTTTTCGAAGAAATTTAATATAGTTTCTTTATTAATTTTTTGTGTAATGCTCTCTCCTACATTTACTTGAAATGTCCAAGTTTTTATAAATCCTCTTAACATGTTAAACAAAACTGCTATTTCATTTGGATAATTTATGATAGGAGTTCCTGAAAGAAAAACTATACGGATATTTTTAGCATCCATCAAATAATGATATAGTGTTAAGTTAATAGATTTATTAGTAGGTTGTTTTTTTCCTTGTCTTTTCAAAGAAGTTACTATTCGAGACACAAAATTATGTGCTTCATCTACTATTACTACGGAATTATCAAATGGATTTATACTATAATCAGATGTTAACTCTTTCATTTTTCTTTGATTCAATCCATTATAATTAATATCTGTATACTTTGTGCGAATCATTATATTTAACTGGTTATCGATGTCTTTTTGTTGTTCTGTGGTGAGTGTTTCAAAATTAGGTTGTTTTTTAATATTTACTAACCACGCACCACCATTTCTTGATATATAATCTTCTGGTATAGAAAGTGTCTTCGATAGTATTGTTAAATATTCAGGTTGTCCTATAATAGAAATAAATTCCCAATATTGTTTTTTTTTATATAAATCATCACCACATTTTTTTAATTCACTAAAATAATTCATTTTTAAAGAAGCAGGTGTTAGAACAAATATTCGTTTTTCGGGAACTTTCATTCCTTCTGCTATTGCTATTGAAGTACAAGTTTTTCCTGAACCTAATCCGTGATATAATAATAATCCACGATATGGAGTATTTAAGTTTAAATAATCTTTCACTATTTTTTGATGAATAAACAATTCGCGTGTTTCACTTCTAGAGTCACAACTTACATTTTCCGTTTCTGCTTCTTCGATATCTTTTTTGTATTTTTTGAATATTTCATCGAAATTCTTCAAGAACATTTTCCGATTATTCAAATAAAAACGGGATGTTTTAAGAATAACCGATTTTTGTTTTTTAGTTGTTGGGAGTCTATCAACCAATTCCATTTGGAGATTTACTATAGGACGGTTTGGTTTGACTATATATACTCTTTTTTTAGGTGCTTTTTTTAACTTTTCTGTTTCATTAGTCAATGGTTGAGTAGTATTTGTTTCTTCAGTAGTATTTGTTTCTTCTGGATTATTGGGTGTTTTTACTTTTTTATTTTTCTTAGGTATATTTTCTTCTTCTTTGCCGGTAACTTCCGTTCCATTATTAGATGGTTTTATAACAAATTTTACCTTTTTCTTTTTACCTATTGATTTTTTTTCTGGCTCTGTTTCTGGTTGTGTTTCTGGTTGTGTTTCTGGTTGTGTTTCTGGTTGTGTTTCTGGTTGTGTTTCTGGTTGTGTTTCTGGTTGTGTTTCTGGTTGTGTTTCTGGCTCTGTTTCTGGCTCTGTATTATTTATTATTATTTTTGTGTCTGTCGTATCAATAGCATCATAAATGGTATTTTCATCAACTTCATATATATTTTCTTTACTAGGTTTTTCTTGTGGTGACATTGTTATAACTAACCCGGCTTGTTCTTTGTTTCTTAGTATTTTTTCTAAAAGAATATCTCGCTCTTTGAAATTATTGTTAGATTGTGGTTGAAATACAATATTTATTGGGATGCCATTCGCTTGTTTTGTATTTGGTTCTTTTTTAATCTTAAAAAATTCTATATTTTTCATAATTAAAAAAATAATATATCTTTCTATATTATTGTTTGAAAATATAATTTACATAAATGATTTATTTACATATTTTTATTTTATTTTAGTCTAGTATTTTTATTTTTAGTGTAGTTTAATATAATCTAGTCTAATTTAGTCTAGTCTAGTCTAGTCTAGTCTATTATATTATTGTTATATACTTCCAAATTTGGATAAATTTGTCATCGCAATTTCACATGCCATTTGTTCGGCTTTTTTCTTTATTCTATGTTTTCCCTCGCCCAATAATATAAATAATTTACCACAAGTTGTCATTTCTTCATGGATTTCTTGAAAAGAGTTATATTGTTCTATATGTGTAGAGTCGCTAGGTTTCAAAGAATGAAACATTTGTCCTAAACACAAAAATACTCCCATATTATAACCAGTTTCATTATTGTATTGTGTTATTTCCATATAATCAGGTGTTACTTTGAATTCTTTTTGTATTTTAACTTGTAAAATATTTTTATAATTGTCATCATTCATAATTAGTTCCATCCAGTTGACGTGTTTTTCAAAGACAGATTCAATAAATATTTGTGCCATTTGAAACCCGGGACCTGTGCTAAATACATCACGAAACCAACCGTCCTCATCTTTTATCTGTATCTTATTGAAATCTAAAAATATAGCAGCAATAAAAGCTTCAAATAAACAACCCAATTTTTTAAGATTATTTCTAGTTTGTTTTTCTTCAGAGTGTTTTGAAAGTATAAACCAACGATGGAGTCCCATTTCATATGCTATACGTCCAATTGATTCGTTTTTTACGAGTGCTATTTTTTTTTCTGTCATAAAGCCTTCCTGTTCTTTAGGAAAACGTTTATATAAATAATATTTTGTGACACATTCTAATACTCCATCTCCAATAAATTCAAGTCTTTCATTTGATTTTGTAAATAACTGTAAGCAATTGTCGGGTTTAGGAGAAATAACAACCATATTTGCTTCATTTTCAAATGTAGGATGTTTAGTATAAGAACGATGTATAAAAGCACGTTTATATAATTGATAATTATTTATAGGTGTATTAATTCCATAAGTCGATAAAATATTTTCAATTTCTTCTTTTGTAATTAATTGATTTATTGGATTATAAGGGTCGAATATCAAAGTTTCTGTGCCATTTAAACTACGTTCTATTCTGAAATCATCTTGTTCAGCATCCTTGAACATTTTATTCTTTTGTTATTGATTTTAAAGTTGTTTTAAAAGCAGTATAGATAGTGTTAATATATATTTATATTATTTCAAAATGATTCAATTTTTTGTATTGTCATTTCATAATATTTAGGTTATATTAATAAATGAATTTCAACAAATATATTTTGGTATAGGTTTCCTAGAATATATATATATACTAAAAATGGTATTAATGAACGGTAGTAAATACGCACGATATACAAACAGTATAATCAATCGAAACTCTGGTGGTGGTAGTAAAAAAGCGGGTTTACCGTCTTCTGTTGGTGTAACTTCTTGGGATCATGTAGCATATAATAATCATGGACTCCCTCTTTCTTTGAAAAATATCCGAAAAAATAGATTTAAGAGATTCCCTAATATGAATCGTCCTCTTGGTTTCAACTATCCTATTCATATGCGTTAATTATAACTCACTTTAATAATAATAATAATGATGTTCAATAAATTAATAATTCGATTTTTTTTATAATAAATTCATATTTGTAATAATGTACAAATATGAATAGTTTTTCTTTGTAGTTTTTATAAATAGATATGAAATATATGATTTCGTCATTGTGTCTTCCATCTAAAATATATTTAGCATTAGCATTATTTTCAATTATATTTTCTTTGATAATATCTACAGAAACAGTTGTAGCCGCAGGAATTCATATTGTATTTGCTGTTTTTTGGACTTGGGTTTTGAATCTTATATGTAAAAGTGGATTTAGTATTATTTCGTGGATTTTAGTATTATTTCCTATTACAATATATCTTGTTCTTATATTTTATGTTTTATCTATCATGCGTCAAACAGTGAAAGAAATAAAACAAGAAGAATCAAATAGTCAACCTATGACAAGAGCAAATATAATGTATTCTTCTTAAATTTATATTATTCTTTCATAATATCTATATAATAGTAATTTGTTAGCATTCACTCTTTAGCATTGATTGTTAATGTATAAACTTTTCTTTATTATCAAATAATATTTAACTATTGAAATATTGAAATATTATAAATCTAATGTGGCTTTCCTTTATTTATCAATCTAATTTTTTGTTTATTTAATATAATAATTTTATTCTGCTACTTCTCTGTCACTGAAATCCATGTTATTTACACCAATTAAGTTTCCATTTTCATCAATCGTTTGTGTAAGTTTGTTTCCACTAGCAGAAGCTAATTTGATATTTTCTTCAATTGCTTTTTTCTTTGATTCCTTTACTCTTTCGTTGAATTCCTTTTTAGCCATTTCTTCGTTTTTGTGCTTTTCTTCGAATAATTTATTCAAAGTTGGTTCCAGATATTCTGTTTTACCTGCTTTATAAGCAGGCATATCAATCGGCATCCATACACCTACTGGTCCGACAAATATATCAAAATCAGGATCTTCTTCACGTAATGTTTTAGCATACATTTCCGCTTCTTCTTGAGTTGGAAAATGGCCGCGTGACTTGAATCCACGAACACTCGTTTGGAATTCATTATTTCGGTTGAATTCAATATTTAGCGTTTCTTCATTTTTGTCTAAAAAATTTTTCCAGTCATCTTCAATTGAAGATGCTTTTTTTATATTTTCTTCTTCTTCTTTGACAAAATCATTAAAATCCGCTATTACTTTTTCAACATTCAAGTTATATTTGAAAGCCAAAAAATTATTGAACTCGTTAAACTTTTCCATAGATTTCATCATATCCCAGTTTTTTACGAAACGTTCAAAAATAAACAACTCACGTTTCTTTAATATATGTTCTGGACAAATAAAAGAGTAACAACCAAATTTTTGTCCAGGTATAACTTTATCTTCTGTCATCAAATCAACATATTTAGGGTTTTTTTTTCCATTTTTCAATAATGGTTTTTCTAATTTAGATAAATAATCAGACATTGTAATTATGTATAATTATTAAATACCATATTTCTTTAACCCTTTTATTTTATTAATTTTATTTGAGTCGTCATAGTATTTAGAGATTATAATATTTTCATTTAAAAATATTGGATGTATTTTATTCGAGTATAAAATGATTACTGGTTATAACTTTTCTTGTATATATTTTTTTATTTTTATATAATATAATGTCTGGTCTAATATTTGATTTTAATGAGCTAATAAAAAGAGGAATTAAATATTTGGTTCTAGGTTTAGTGATCGCTTTTGTTGCTTATACAATTCCCAAACAGAAGTTGAAAGTAGAAGAAGTATTAGTTGTTAGTCTTTCAGCAGCCGCTTCTTTTGCTATTTTAGACATATTTGCTCCTTCTATCGGTCAAGCTGCTAGAACTGGTGCAGGTTATGGTATTGGTTTAGGAATTACCGGAGGTATTCCATTAAGACCAATGTAAAGTTTAACTACAATACCGTTATATTTTAATTTTTGCCCGTATAAACTTGTATTTTTACTCTTTCATTCACGTTTTTTGTTCGTTATTCCAATATTTTCAAATTATAATCAATAATTATTTTATTACATTATAAATTGTTTATCACACTATATATGGTTTCAATTGTTTTTTTATAAAATCAAAAAATTGAAACATAAATATTAAAGAATCCAAATGACATAAAACTATATAACATATAATTATATTAAAATGAATTCACATATAAGTATGGAGACAAAATCTAACTCCAAAATATTTAACCATAATAAAATATCAAGAGATGAATATAGACCGTTTATCAATGATGTTACATATGAAGAAAGTATAAAAAAAACAAAAAAATATATTGAATCTTTAAAAAATACAAATATACATATAAAATATAGTGAACGTTAAACATTGTTCATTTGTGATTGGTTTTCATGTCAATTATCTATAAATTAAATTTATACTTCAGCCAAAATTTATCTATAGAATATTACAAAAGATAAAGATTATATATATTAAAATTATAATAAATTCATTAAATAATAATGGATATAAATAAAACAGAAACTATAGATAATATTCCTAACGAATCAACAATGACACTAAGAAAAAAAATAAAACCACAAACAGTTTCAACTAAAACATCGAGACTCACTACTTTCAATTATATAGAATATTTCAAAGAAATTAAAGAACAACTTGTTAATTACAAGTTAACAGAATTGAAAGAAATAGCGAAATATAATAAAATTAAAGGAACAAAAACAAAACAAGAATATATAACAAAAATTCATGAACATTTCGTAAAAATAAAATGTATTGTCAAAATACAATCAATTTGTCGTGGTTTTTTTGTTAGATTATTTTTTAAAGTGAAAGGTTCTTTAAAAAATCGAAATAAATGCGTCAACGATACCGATTTTTATACTTTAGAACCATTAGATGAAATTGAATTTACAAATTTCTTTATAATTAGAGAAATAAATAAATGTGAAAATGTAACAGAAACATATAACAGTTTTTATTATGGATTCAATATACACTCTTTGATAACTATGTATAGAAAAAATAATACATTTTTGAATCCATATAACCGTCAAAAACTTAACATAAATACTATACAAAATATATTTACACATTATCATTTACTATTACTTTTCTTTAAGAATGATTTTTGTTGTAAAGAAAAAGACACGATTGATAATATAATAAAATTCAAAATACCAACAAAACATCAAATATATTATTTATTTGATAAAAAAGAATATATACCACGAAATATACAGAGCACACGAAATTCTTTAAATAGTAATAACGAAATTATAACGACGCCTATACAGTCACCCAGATTAGCTCCGCCTACTCATACACCGAGAGAAAATGAAACAATGTCTATCGAAGTGGGTAACTTAGAACCTATCGATTCTATTACAAATAACGGAGAAAATGAAAGAATAGTTATAGAAAACATACGTAATACAATAACAATATTTAAAAGACAACCTGTAAATACACGGATTAATGAATTATTTATATATATTGATCAACTAGGGAACTACACGAATGCTATGTGGTTTTCTGGATTAAATAAATATAGATTTTATGGACTATATTCACAATTAAAAGAATTATGGACATTTCAAGCACAAATACCGAATGAAATAAAAAATAAAATTTGTCCTTTAGGAGACCCTTTCAATGATTCAATAGCAACTTACCGCAAACCGTATGAACAAATAACAATCGATGAAATGCGATTAGCTTGTTTAGATGTTATAGAAAATATTATTATGACTTCTACTGATATCGAGTATAGAAAAATAGGTTGTCTTCATGTTCTAACGGCTCTTACAATTATTAGTACTGAATGTCGAATACAATATAGATTTTTATTTGAAGCGGCAGTTAGAATGTAATTTTATTCCTACTATTTTTACTATTTTTACTATTATCATTTTTACTATATGAATAATTAGCAATGAAAACATAATGAATAATTCTAAACTTTAGGAAATCCGACATGTTTTACATAAAGAATATTCCATAAACTAGAAAAAAATTGACATTTTTTATATAACTTATAATAAAATTAAATTTAAACCACATGGATTATTTTATTTAAAAAGGAGTTCAAAATATATGGTTGTTGTAGTGAAATGCGTTAAAGAGTATAAAGAAACTTTGTATTAGATATTATACAATCATATAAAAATGGTAAAGTCAAAGACATCAAAGAATATTCAAGAGTCACCACAACCGGTATCAGTTCCACTACCAGTACCAGTTATAGATTCTAAAGTAGATGAAATTATTTCTGTACCTGTCAACAAAAAGTCAAAAAAGTCAAAGAAAGATGTTGTTACGGAGACCCCGACTGATAATACTGTTTCAATGGTAGTTCCTCCAGTAGTTGATGAGAAGGAATTATCTCCCGAACCTGTAGTAGCAACTACTAGTGAGGTTGTTGTTCCTCCTGTTCTTTTGTCTGATAATGTTATTGTTGTTCTTCTCTCTGAGTTGGCATCTCTAGATCAGCAAGAGGTAGCAATTCAACAACAGCGTAGAATCAAACGCCGATTGTTGGAGAAAGCAATCATGAAGCTTCTCAAGTCTAACAATAAGGCAGCAACTAAGAAGCAAAAGCGTTCTGGAAATAGACAACCTTCTGGATTTATTCGTCCAACTCTTATCAGTGATGAGTTGGCATCTTTTCTAGGAAAAGATTCAGGGACAGAGATGGCGAGAACAGCAGTGACTAACCAAATTAATAACTATATCAAGTCAAATAATTTGAAGGACTTGAAAAACGGAAGACAAATTAATGCCGATGCTAAACTTTCAGCACTCCTAAAGTTGGGTAAGGATGATGTTCTAACTTACTTTAATCTCCAAAAGTATATGAAGCATCATTTTGTTAAGAAGAGTGTTTCACAACCTACTGTTACCAGTTCGCAGAGTGAAACCGCTCCGCTCACTGTATAAGTTATCCACCTATCAAATAATAAAAGTATAATAAAAATATATTATATCCACCAATGATGGTGTCATTGTTTAATGATTCACAATTATTCTATAATCATTCAAAGATAATATAAAATGAATAATAGGAGTATTTCCATCGATAAGATTTTGATAATGTTTTTTATAGAATTCTATTATGTTAAGCCCGTTCGCTTGTAAATACAATTCGTATATACTTACAAAAATTATTATTGTAACTATATTTGGTATTATTCGTATCGGTTCTTTGTATAATATATATATCGGTATTATCTTGATAACTATAATAAGTAATAAAAATAAAAATAATATTGTTGGTTTTACTTTAACAAAAATCATAATAGCAATATACATATTAATAATCAATGCTATAACAAAAATAATAAATGGATTACAGTTTTGAATAAAAAAATGAATATATAAAGAATCTTTTTTTCTATACAACCAACTCGAAAGAATATATAATATTGCCCAACATAACAACCAATATGATAAATAAAAATCAAATCGTAAATATTTGTTATTCATTGGTGAAAGGTATATAATACTATCGTATTTTCATACTAACTATTAATAATCAAAGAAATAATAGAAACCATATATGACACATTCATGAAAATAATGAATTATGAAAATAATGAATTGATAAATTCGCTCTTACCCATAATAAGATTATGTAATATTTTTGCATAAAATCCTAACATATCATATCCATATGATTCTAAATATAATTCATATACAATTACAACTGCTATTATTGTAACTATATTTGGTATTACTCGTATTGGTTCTTTATATAACAAATAAATCGGTATTATTTTTATAAATAAATTTATGAATACAAGTAATAAAAGTATCGTTGGTTTAGTTTTTTCATAAATAATGAAAAACATAATTATATCGCATAACAGTGCTATATTTAACGCAATAAACGGATTACAATTATAAATAAAAAAGTGAATATATGGTGAATGGAATATTTTATAATTCCAATTAAAAAAAATGTATATAACTGCCCAAAAAAATACCCAAATTGATAAAAAAAATGTTAAACTTGTATTACTGAAATTCATATATAATTATTTCATATAATATACAAAATTTATTAGTTGTGTGTTAATAATATTTATCTATTTTATTTCGCTCAGTTATTATGTTTATTCACTATTTTTATATGAAAAAGGTTTTTCCTAACATAAAATATCAAAATAGAATACTATATTTATCGATATAATCTTTCATAGTTGGATAGCCAATTTAATATAGCGTTTTCCGTTCTTTCACCTTGATAATAATTTATTTCTCCATTTTTAATTAAATAAATAGTTGGATATCCATCTATAACCATCGACTTGTTACTAGGCGTCAAAACTTCTTTTGCTTCTTCAGCATTTTCGCTCATAAAATCAGCATTAAAAAATAATTTATTTTTTTTCATTTTTTCATTTACATTTTTCCAAACGGGTTTCAACATTTCACAATGAGGACAACCTTTCATCAAAAAAGCACCATATATTATTTTTCCTTTACTTTCTCTCATTGCTTCTTTTATTTTTTCTTTTTTATTGGGGTCATCCATAATTTTTTCATTCAATCCTTCCCAATCTATTTTTTTTGATTCTCTTATAGTAGGAGTCAATATATTATATGGTGTTTTAACACGTTTTATTTGCTTTCTGTATTTTCTAGTTGGTAAATCAAATCTTACTTTTGGAAAATTTGGTCGTATTCTACGTTTTTTAGTATAATTTTGTGGATACTTTGGCATTTATATATATAATATAAATGAATAAAATAATTAATTCAAAAATAATTATTTTTTTATTGTTAGCAATTTTTATTTCAGGATTATTTGTTTTATTAAATGGAGATATTTTTATAATGAATTCACAAGAAAATGAAATACAATTCTTTAAAAATATAGGTGAGGGGTTCGAAAATACTGATATATCAGGTTCATCTAATATACATGATTCATCTAATATACATGATTCATCTAATATACATGATTCATCTAATACCAATGATAAATGTCCAAAGTTGTTAGTAAAAGGTAATGGTAAAATATTATTATATAATAATCAAGATAAAAGTAACCCAATTGAATTCAAAGATTTGAATGATTATTCAGATTATTTAGAAAAACAACGTGAAATGGGAATAAACTGTCCAGTATTGTTTTTACAACAAGAAACTGACGCACAAAACAAAGATGTATATCGTATTCGACAGTCTCCTTTTTATATAGAAGGAGGACTTCCAGCACTCCCTTTTGAAATTCACGATAATAACACACCAATTAAAAATATAGACGCTAGTCGTGAAAATGGTTATAATATTGGAACATATCCAGGTTTCGACCCTTATAATTTTGACAATGGTAGATATAGTGAATTAGATGTAATACATGATTCAACAATGAAAAACCCAAATGGTTCATTAAACCCTGCTGATCCAAATTGGTTAGGTGTCATTTCAACACAAACAGCTGTTGACAATGGATTGTTCAAAGAAAATGAAGTAAACAAAGCATTATATCCTAAATTTACTGGAATGAATCGATAAAATTATATTATAGATTTTATAATGAACCTTCATAAATATATTATGATTTATCAAGTAGTCAATATATTAATTTTGATTTCCTAACAAAAATAAACGAATATTTTTCACAGAATTTGATGGTATTTTACGTTTCTTTCCATCTTTTTCACTTTGTATTCCATCTAAACAATTCGGATTTATTTTGAGTTCTTCAATTAAACTACTCAAAGAATTATTATATTTTTCCATAATTGCGTTTGCGGTCACAGAACTAATAAGTGGTATTTGTGAAAGAAATACCGCACCAATATTCGAAGGCGTCAAGTTTTCCTTTTTTACTTTTTTTACTACATTCACATAAGAATGCTCACTCATTTCTGGATTTGGCGTTTCTTCTTGATTAGTTTGTATCATTTCATTATCGACAGTAGTTGAATCATTCTCTATTTTTTCTAGAAAGAAAGGAGCAGATGAAACACTTGGAATTGAGTAATATTTTGGGATTCGTTTCTTCAAAAGATTACGATGAACTTTTTCTGTAAATGAAAGTATGAATTCAGCACTATCTGTGACATTTGCCGTTTTTATAACTGTCATTCCTTTGAAATGATTTATAGAAGTTACAGTTGAATAAACGAGTTTTCTTTGTTTGAAACTCAAAGAAAATATTCCACCTTCAATTAAATATACTATATTATGATTATGAATACCAGATGAATGTAATAACCGGTGACTTTGTTCTTCGTATCTTCCATCATTGATACTAGCTAATAGATCATTCAATGTTTTTCTTTCAATAATTACTATATCTTTATTTTCATCTGTTGTGATTAATATATCACCTATTGGTAGTATTTTTTTTGTTATAATGATTGTTTCATAATTATCTATATATGAGTTTTTAATTTCAATACATTTGTCGTATAACAACGTTTCACGTTCATCAATAACAATTTTCATTTGTTTTATTTTATTTAATTCTTTATATAATTTGGAGTTTATATAATAACTGTACAAACTATAAGTAAAATTTTATACTTTTATATGAATTCTTTTATAATTTTTCTAAAGCTATACATAAGAAGATAAATAAATTTCTACAATAGATGGTTCTGCTTTTTCTAAGATCCTTTGAATTTCAGTTTGAGAAAACCAATTATTGACTTTGAAAAAATTCAACCAATACACATAATAAGAATAATAAAAACTATGTCCAGATGTAACTACCGAATTTATATTTTCATTAAAATTAATAAAATCTTCACCTTTACTATTTATGTTGTAAAAAATATCTTCTAATGGGTCAACACCTTCTCGATATAAAACAATATTGAGTGCTTCAAAATTACCACCTAAAGCAATATAATATGCTATTTTATTTCCATATTCATCTCGACGTTTAATATCACTTATATCTATTGTTTTTAATTTTTCATTAATTGAACGTGTTGTTGGACTACTGTAAATACAATTTGAAAGATTTTCACATATAAATTTGTATGAAATATCAACGTATTTTATATTTGATGTTTCATATATATATTGATTATTCATATATAAATTTATGGATATACTATGTTTATGTAAATAGTTCACTATATAACATTCGTTTATATATAAAGAATAATTAGTCTGTTTAGTTTATATTTTATACCATAAACAAATGGAAATAATAGATTTAGGAATAGACAATTTAGAACCAGTGATGTTAAATATGGATGAAAGACCGAAATCTCCGACCCTCTCATTCGGTCCAGGAATTGAGCTATTAATGAATAATGATAAAAGAAAAGCATCATCAACAACTGAATTCAATATAGACGATTTAAATACGTTAGAAAATGAATTAAATGATCTTTCGAAGTCGGTAAGTTTTACTGGTAGTTCTAATGTTAAAAACGATAATAATGAAAATGATTCTAACGATAATTTTTTCACTTCAGCAACTAAAAAAATGACCAATATAGGAAATTTATTCGGATTCGGAGATAAAAATCTTTCACAAACACAAAATGAACTATCAAATGCTGATTCAAATATTGGAAAAGCAACAGCATCTGCCGTGAATCAGACTACTAGAACATTCGATGGATTTGGAAAAATAAACGATATACCGGTTGATTTTGCTTCAAGTTCTTCATCACGAATGACAGAACAAGAAAAAAGAAAGAAAAAGCGTATTATGATTAAAAAACTAGAAGAGTGGTATGAAAAAGGACTCATAAAACAATCGTCTCATTTTACTATGGATTCGAATTATAATGAAATTGAAGATGAATATGAAGCTTGTTTAGAAGATAAAAAAACGAAAGATAGTATAAAGTTACAACAATGGTGGTTTATGACATTTGTTAACTCAATTGAATATGCTAATAGTGTTTTTGACCCTTTTGGATTTAACTTAGATGGTTGGGGAGAACAGGTTAGTGAAGATATAGACTCTTACGACGAAATTTTTACTGAACTTCATCATAAATATAAAGGAGGTAAACTATCACCAGAATTGTCTTTATTATTGCGTCTAGGATTTTCAGCGGCGGTTGTAAACATTACAAATAAAGCTCTATCTTCAAGCACTCCGGGGTTCAATGATATTATCAAACAGTCACCCGAATTGATGAAGATGTTTACTAATGCCACTGTTCAATCATTGAATAATCAAAATCAATCAACATCTGCTTCATTCATGAATAATGTATTGAATAACACGGTACCACCGAAAGTTAATAACTCATTTGGACCACCACCTCCCGCTATTCAAACAAAAAATCAACCACCACCCCCGCTTTCTCAACGTAATATGCAATTTACACAAGCACCTTCAAATAGACCTGATATTTCTGCTAGTCGTGGTGCTATGTTCCGTGAAAAAGGAATAGATATTACAAATAATCATGAAAATTTTGTACAACAAGACCGAACACCTATTTCGAGCACACCTACACCTATTCAGCAAAAACGTCCAGAAATGCGTGGTCCACAAGGTGATATAAATGATTTATTATCAGGATTAAAACCGAAAACACCACAATATACACCAAATTTACAAGATGAACAAAGTAGTATGTTCGAATTTAAAAATGAAGAGGACAGTGAATCTATTATAAGTGCTACTTCATTGAGAGATTTACAATCAAAAAATCTTCCAAAAAGAAGTGGTAGACGAAAACCGAGAAGTGAAAGAAACACTATATCTTTAGATATATAATTTATAGAATACATACTATAAATATTTTAGAACATACATCAGGTGAATATATAATTAGAAGTATAATATTTAATTATATAAATAGATAAACTATATTAGAATATAAGACAATATAAAACAATATAACACGATATAAGACAATATAAGACAATATAAGACAATATAACACGATATAATCAAAATGGAAAATCAAGAAGAATATGAAATTAAACCAGTTAATAATTTTCAAACTGATAAATATTATAAATATGTATTAGCAACTCGTACAAAACCATTAAAAAATTATCCATATATAAAATACTATACTACAAACCCAACTATATATTTGGGGAAATATGTAAGAAGTGTAAGATGGGGGGGAATGTGCGGTGATGGTAGAGGAGGTTCTGAAATATTTATGAATGATAATAATAATGAAATAGAAATAGAATATCATTATGAGGGTATAACTATTTTTATGGAAGCGTAATTACGTAAATATTATTTAATGTAATATTTGAAAATATAGTTTAACTGAGTTGATAATTTATATTTTGTTTAAAAAATCCAACATTTTTTATATACCAAACACCTTGTAAAAAACAATCAGCATAGTCATCTTTTTTTTTAGTATCTAAAACACGTTTCCATTCTTTCAATATAGAATTATTTTCTAAAAACATAGAACAATGATATAACCCGTTTTTCTTGTGTTCTTTGTATTTCGTATTATTTTTAACACACGGTTGTGTAGAATGTGTTGTTTTTTCTTGTATTACATTTTCAGAAATAAACAAATTATTTGAGTTGTTTTTTTCTTCTGGTATTGGTGGTAGTCCTTTCAATTTATTTGTCGATGAAATAAATTCTATATTTATAGAACTGTCTTCTTTTCTCATAATAAAATATTGTACGAGCATTCCTTGTATTGAATTCATTCTTGCCGCTAAAGTAGATATTTGATTTTCTATAATTACATGGGTAATTTTATCAAATTCGTAAATATTATTTAATTCATCACGCATATTACGACCTATAGAAATTAAATCTGTTTCTTTCGATGTTTTTTGTTTTTTATATTTTACAACTTCGAAACTCTTTTCTTTAAAGAAAGCGCTGAGTATTTCAATAATTTTTGTCTTTTTATGACTATTTTCTAATGATAATGTTATAAGATATTTATTACATAGTTCCTTCAATTCTTCTATAGTCAGTTTCTTTAAAGAAGTTGAGTTATAAGCCTTATCTGGAATAATATATTCAGTAGTTTCTTTAGCATGTTTTTCACAAAAATAACATATATTGGTTGAAGAATGTGAAATAGTTGGAGTAAATGATATAGGTGTAGTGATATTAGTTGAATTAAAAGATTTCATATATAATGCTTTACGACTACACTTACTAACTATTCCTTTCTTTGGTTTATTATTACAAGAACAAATAAATAATGTTGGTTTTGTAATATCTTCTTCATTCATTAAATTTATTGTTTTCCATTCAATAATTTTAAGTGGGGTATTGACTTCTATTTCAAGAATACAGTATGCCATATTTTTAATTCCAACATCAAAACTAATTACACGCATGGTAATAAGTTATATAAAGAAACTAATTTTTATATTATAATGAAAAGTGATATAGAAAATATTATTCTTGAAAATAATGAAAACATGGAAATAAATGAAAACATGGACATAAATGAAAATATGGAAATAAATGAAAACATGGAAATAAATGAAAACATGGACATAAATGAAAATATGGAAATAAATGAAAATTTGGACATAAATGAAAACTTAGAACATTATATAAAAAACCCATTAATCGGAATAGAACGCAAATTAAATTACTTTATAGAATCGAATAAAATACCTAATATTATATTTCACGGCTCGGCTGGAACCGGTAAAAAAACAATTTTATATAATTTCATAGATAATATATATAAAAAAGCACTCGTAAAAAGTGATAAACCAGAAGATGTTTTACAAAAAGAATTCATGAATATACTAAAAAATAATGTTATGACAGTTAACTGTTGTCACGGAAAGGGAATAAAGTTTATCCGTGAAGAATTAAAGTTTTTTTCGAAAATGAATATACAATATACTTACGGTATTCATTTCAAGTCTGTGATCCTTTTTAATGCCGATTGTTTGACAATAGACGCACAATCCGCATTAAGACGTTGTATTGAATTATTCAGTCATAATACGCGTTTTTTTATTGTTGTAGAAAATATATCTAAATTACTCAATCCAATTGTTTCACGTTTTTGTGAAATATATGTTCCGCAAATTATTACGGTTACAGATAAAAAAATTGAATTTATAAATCTTCATCAAAACGAAATAAAAAAAATAACCGACGAAAATTATATTAAAAAAAAAAATAAAAAAATGACACTAATTCGTGAAAAGCTTTTATATATCAATGAAAATAAACAAAATATAACATTATTATTAGATATTGTCAATCTTTTTTATGAAAAAGGGCTTAGCGCATTAGATATTATATTTTATTTACAAGAAAATGATTCTATATCAAATGATTTATTACTCGAGTTTCATAAAATAAAAGGAACATATAGAAATGAAACTTTACTGATGTATTGGTTGTTATTCAAAAATATTTATGTTTATAATAAATAGTAATATATTCAAAAACAACTATCAATAACTATATATAATGAGTTCGAACATTTTAAAAATGTCTATTTGTGACAAAAATTGTATAGGATATAATAAGTTAAAAACTGGCGGAAATGACCCTAATATAACTAAAGCAATGAGATATTCACAATTAGTAACTAATTATAGTTATAGAAATATTGAAACACCTACTAAAGAAATATATTCATATAAAACACCTCTATTTACAAACTATTATTCAAAGATTTGAAAATTATATCAAAGAAGAGTTAAAACATTACGAAAATGAGTGATTTATTCCAAATAAATTATGTGTAAATATCCAATCTTCATTATTTTTTGTATTGAGTTTATGCCATTTTAGAGAACAACGCATATTTTGAAAACGGGTTTCAACTATTTTTTATGACAACATCATCAATTACGAATTTCTTGGAATTGAGAAGGGTATTTTATACCCCATAGTTGTATTCCTTTATATTTGAACCATATACTCGACACTTCTAATGGATTTAACTTTGAATAATAAGTATCCAACTGTTCTTTATTAATAGTACTCAAATCTTTTACTATATAAGATTCCTCTATAGGATACCTACCATTATTCAAATTCAAAAATACAGCATATTTTTTCCACTTATTCCGTTCTTCCCATTTTATTTCACTCACTTCTGTATCATCTAATGGAATACTTGAAAAATAAAAAAAGTTACCCAATATTGAGTAATCAACTGTTTTTTCTATAGATAAATCAGTTGCTAAAACATTAACCCAAACGATATCATGACTTTCAGTTTCATTACTTGAACGATTATCACATAAGTATAAACACATAGGATATTCAACTTTTATTTTTTTGAGTCTGTTATTTGAATCATGCATATAAATAGTATTTACCGAAGGGTTTTCTTTGAAAATATCTATAATTTCGGGGGAAATGCGTATCGATTTACTATCTATGAATTGTTTATTAATAATTTCATCTAATATTGCTTTTTTAAATATTATTTTTTCATTTATTGACATTCCAGAACCGTTAAAAAATAAATATATAGAACTAGAATCATTCTTCCATATAAAACCTTTAAATATTTTATTTAAAACGACACGATTAATCTTGTCATATAAACCAAATAAATCTAATATATAATCTAAACATTCATTCATAATTTGTGTTTTTATAGATGAATGTGTTTCATTATCCATTTCATCAATGTATTCTAAAGGAGATGATTGTATATTTATTATTTTCTTTGGAAAGTCAGCATATTTTTTTTCTTCATTCCAAATAAAATAATATTCAAAGAAAGGTAATATTGCTTTATTTTTAGAATAAATACATATATAGGCATTTATTGGTTTATCTGGAAAAATAGGTTTAACTGAAGAAGTAGTTACTGTATTATTTCCAAATAGAGAATTCAAAACACTATTTGGAGAGTTTTCGGTTGAATTGTCACTTTTTGTATTTTCTATTGTTGTAAAATCGGTAGAAAGTTCTCCTTTTTCTAAATATATTGAGTCGTTAGACAACTCTTTGGAAAAATCATCATTCACTGATACAGAATGTCTATGAGTACTATTTTTAGAATTTTTATTATTCCAACTTTGAACAAAGGTCGAAGTACTTGAAGTACTTTGGCCAAATTTGTTTATTAGTTCTTCAGTTTTTCTTGAAGAGTCCATATTATATTAGAGTGACAATTGTTTTTCATTTTTTAACACTCGAAATTTTTTGAAATATAAATTATATAATCTTACAAGTCATTTATAGAATAATTTTATAATATAATATTCGATAATAAACTTTTTGTATTACATCGTCCGGAAAGAAAAATGAGACAAAATACAATAACATATAAAGAAATATAACAATATAAAGAAATATAACAATATTTACTATAAGATATTTTTAGTTTTTTATTATTAAAAAATAAATTATAAAAATGGATTACGAAGAGCTCAATAGTAATGATACAGCTTTTTATGTTCCAGAGTTTCAAGAATTCGTTCAATACAATGACTATGATGATAATTCAATATTTAGTAATACAAATAATGATACATTAGAAAATACTACAATGTCTTCTTTCACAAATAACAAAAAACGTGGTCGTTCCAATTCAAAAAAGAATGATAACGGTTGTTATTTTTTTAACCGAAAAATCAATGATGTTCGAGTAAAAATTCCTTGTTTCGCTACAAAATCTATGATTGGAACTAGAATCAAAAGTGCCACAACCGGTGCAACTAACAATATGTATGTTGGAAAAAATGATGAAGATTTATTTTTCAAAGTTAGAATTATTAATGGAGAAATCAAAAACTCAACAAATGGAAATGATTTTTACTATGATTCACCTGAAGAATATGAAAGACATCTTTTATGTATAGTTCCACAATCAATCAAGAATAAATGGCGTGAAAAAAATCAAATTGCTAAATTAAATAAGCGTATATTGGAAAATGAAACTCATAAACAAGAATTTACAGTTATCAAATAGTTAGTTGATAAACGATTACATATTTTTATGTTACAGTCTATATAGTTAATGATTTTTCAATGAATATATAGAAGACATTTATATAAATACATGAATATAATATATATTATCCAAACTTTCAAAGATAATATATGTTGTCTATTTTGAATACTACATTTTTAGTATTATTGATTGTATATAAAAATATTCATGCTAACAAAGAACCACATTCACGTTTATCTTCTCCTTTATTTGAAAGAATAAATAAAATAAATAAACCATTTTTAATAAGTGATAATATAAAAGGAACCGACACTCGGAATACTAGTGAGAATATTGTATTTTCTACGATTTATGAGAATAGATATAAATATCAACAGTTACAATATTTGATAAATGTAAAATCTGTTTTATTGAAAAATTTACCACCAGAATTTATATCATCATTCTCACTTTCTTCAGAAAAACTAAATACTGGTTCATCATTTGAATTCAATAATATTTTTCCGAATAAAGAATTATTAAAAATGAATATACCTGTTTATTTTATAGAACCAAATTCTATAGCTAACATAAAAAATATCAAAAATGGAGGTTTATATGATGATTTTTTACACGTCATTTGAAACTGTTTTATAAAGAACTGTTTCGAAAAAAGTATTGATCGCCATTTCGTCCGTTCCAGAAACGGAATCATCAAACGCAAAAGAAATATTACCCTTGTAATATGCTAAGATAGCAGGGATTCCTTGAATCATTTTTTTTGTTTTTAAAAAAGCATATATTTCAAATGATTTGTCTACATCAATATATATAAGTTCCATATCTGGTCTTTGAATATTCAACTTTTCAAACCAACTGTCTACATGTTTTTTGATTTTACCACATGGAACACACCAATCGGCACCAAACTTTATGACTACTGCACTATTGTTATTTTGTAAAATATTGTAAAATTCACTTATAGATTCGATTTCATAATAAATTGGCATTTTAACTATGTATATTTTATATCTTTATATTTATATATAAAATACAATATTGTTAGATTCATGAGTAAATATAATAATAATAATATAATAATATTATTAACTGTTATATTACTGTTTAGTATCTTATATTTAGCATTTAATAATAAAACAATTGAAAATTATGATGTAACTTCAACCATAAAATATAAAATATCTATTCATTCAAAGATTAGTGACATATTGATATTGTTAATAACTGTATATAATAAGTATAACTATATAATTAATAATTTGAATGGATATAAAAACAACAATTCTATTGATGACAATACCGTTTTGAAAATAAAAAACGCAATTAGTAATATAGTAATAGAAAAACAAAAAACAATACAACCAACAATACTAACGACTATGCAAAGTATTAAAACAGCATTAAAGAAAACAGTAACTGACAATAGTACGTTAAAAGAAGTATATGGCAATATCGAAGTATTGATACAACCGTATATAGATAATGTGAACGATTCTATACAAAAATTCAATAAAATACTATCGTCATCTGAAAAAATAGATGATTTGAAAAAATATGCCGATTCATTACCATGAATTTACACATTTGAACGCTGATTTTTATTATTTCCAGTTATCTAAAAATTTATCCAAATCATCCTCAACGCTCAAATTTTCAATTAGAGCAACGCGTATTTTAAATGCCGACTTCTATTAGTCCTTATAAATCTTTAATGTTCTTCTTTTATTATATTTTCTCTTATTTGTTTTATTTTTATAGTAATCTTTATTATAAGCATAAA